TGAAGAGTAAATCAAAGGTATCTATCCCTGGGCTGCAAGTGCCGATGGTGCGGGAAGGCTCGCCTATCCCCATGTTTTGGGGGACGGTGCGCGTCGATCAGCCGGCATTGATTCACGGTCTTAATTTCTCAACGGAAGTTTCCAACGAGCTGGTCTATTACAAAGCAACGATTCTGTTCTCCCTTGGAATACCACCAACACAAACCGAGAAAGTAATCCTCAGTCGTCTTTGGATTGGCGATGCTGGCATCACAGATATCAGGGGATTCGTACCGCTCTCTTGCACCCCGACAACGTTTGAGTCGGATGAGATTGCCCTGGGAGAGAGAGAAACATTCGTGAATGGCTTGGTCTCGCTCATAGGGCAGAGAGAACGTTCGCCGCTCAATCCATTCACCATTGAATATGTCCGGGGTGGCAAGGATCTCACATTACTTCCGAGCTACGAACCGCACATCAAAATCGCGCTGACGCACCGTGACGTTGAGGGTGTTGTTTTCGAGAATCCTGGATGGATATTTGGGATAAGCCCATCGTTGCCACCATATAGCTTCGAGGTGTTCGCAATCCCGTTCATCTCCGAGGTCGGCGTGCCGGCGTATTATCGCACCGCCGCCGGCCAGGGCATGAATCCGATCGGCGTCATCCACGACCTCATGACGTCCAAGTTCGGCAAGCTCGGCATCGACGAGGAGATGCTCGACCTGACCAGCTTCACGGACGCGGCCGTCCTTCTTGCGCTCGAGGAGAATGGTTATTCGCGTGTCATCTACGACCTGCAAGACGCCAGCGCGCTGATCCAGGAGATCCTCGACCAGGTCCACGGCGTCATGTACGCGGACGTCGCCACCGGCAAGTACACCATCAAGCTCATCCGCAACGACTACACCGTGGCGAGCCTCCCGCTGTTCAACCAGGACAATGTCATCGGGCCGCCGGAGCTGCAGGTCGGAACATGGGAGGAGACGTACAACGAGGTTCGCATCAAGTGGACCGACCGGGACAGGGACTACACGCAGGCGGTCGCGATGGCCCAGGACGCCGCGAACGTGTATGGCCAGAACGAGCGGCTCCGGTTCATCGAGCTGGACTTTCCCGGGATCTGCGACGAGAGACTCGCGCACAAGGTGGCCGCGCGCGAGTTGAAGTTGGCGTCGACGCCGCTCCGCCGCCTGAACCTGACGGTCGACCGGAGCGGGCACACGCTGCGCCCGGGCGGGCTGTTCCGGTTCACATGGCCGGAGTACAACATCGTCGACGCCGTGTTCCGCGTCGGCTCGGTAGACTTCGGCCTGCTCGACGACAATCGGATCCAGGTGGTAGCGGTCGAGGATGTGTTCAGCCTCGACGGCGTTACCGTGTTCGACGAGGATCCAGAAAATCATATTCCGACTCCACCACCCTTTGAGCCGTTTGCAATCCAGGACCGGCTCGTGGTGGAGATGCCCCGATTCCTCCAGGTCCAGGCAGACACCTTCACCCAGGACCGACAGCACCTCATGCACTGGGCGCATCCTGCCGATGACGCGACCGCGTATCGGGCGCGCGTTCAGGTGGGCCCATCCGCCGCGCTCGACGTCGGCTGGCGTGCGTTCCACACGCGGGCCAAGGTGGAGACCACCTACGCCCGCACGGCAGCGCCGTACGATACGACCACAGGACTCCGCATCAACAACTTCGTGCAGGGCCCCACCTTCCTGGGCGCCGCGACCACGGCTGAGATCCAGGGCGGGAAGAACCTCGTGCTCGTCGGTGGTGAGATCATCGCCTATGAGTCGACCACCGACATCGGCGGCGGGGTCACGCGCCTAAACAACGTGTGGCGCGGTCTGCTCGACACGGTCCCGGTCGACCACGCGATCGGCGAGCTAGTCTATTTCCTACCGCCCGACGCGCTCACGCTGTGGCCCGCGGGACTCTTCCCGTTCGCCATCGGAACGGTCGTCGCGGTCAAGCTCATCCCACGGCGTGGCATCATCGAGATTAACGAGGCCTCCGCCGAGGAGGACCTGATCACCATCACCGAGCGCATCAAGCGGCCCTACCCGGGCGCGAACTTCAAGGCCGCCGCCAGCAACGCGGCCATCACATCCCTCGAGGAGGAGGGGCTGGACCTCACGTGGCTGACGCGCGATCTCGACAAGGCGACCGTGACGCGTGGTGATACGGCGGCCGAGGTCGTGCCCGCCGATGTGAAGTACTTCCCCGTCGTGAGCAAGCCGACCTTCGCCGACGTGACGGTGGCCGCGGGGAACATCGTGACCAACCCGGTGTCGAGCTCGCCCATCGCGCTGGCGAGCGCGTCGCGCGGCCGGCATGGGCAGTTCGACCTGAAGATGCGCACCATCGACGAGAACAGCGGATTCACCGCGCTAGACGACACGTTCTCCTGGCAGGACCCGCGCATCCCGGTGTTCGCCCACCGGTGGCGGAACCTGCTGGTCAACGGCCGGTTCGCCTACAACTCGGGAGCCGCGCCGACGGGATGGACGGCCGTGTCCGGATCGCCCATCGTCGACACGGTCACGGCGAATTCGCTTGGCATCAATCCGGCGACGGCGCGTTACGTGAAGGGCAACGCGGCCTCGACCGCGTACATCTTGGATCAGAAGGTCTACATCCCGGCATGGCTCACCGACAATGGCGGCGGCGGACGCCTCGTCGCCGTGTTCGATGGCTTCACGCGCAACCTTCCGGGCGATGCCGGTCTGGCCGACCAAACGACCATCACGTTGGCAACCTACAACATCAGCGATGTACTGCTAACCAGCACGGCCTTCGGACCGACGACCGACGACCAGACGTGGACGCACCGCTCGTTGACGCTGGCGATCCCAAACGCCACCGAATACATCAAGGTCACGCTTCGCGGAGATTCGGACGTGGAGAACGGCACACCATTCACCGCATTCGCCGAGTGCATCCTGCGGCTCGGGCACGTTGGCGCGCAGCTGCTGCTCAACCCGGACTTCGAGTCCGGCCTGACCAGCTGGACCACCGTGCTCGGCGACTGGAGCATCGGCGCGGACATCCCCTACATCAACACGCAGTACGTGTTTGGCGGTACCGCCGCGGCCACCGCGGAGCTGCGCCAGGACGTGGCCATCCCCGCCGGGTTCGAGTACGGCACCGCCATCCTGGAGTGCGCGCGCTGCAACAATGCTAGCGACGCCGACGACACCGGCGAGGTCATCCTCGAGGCGCTCAACGCCGGCGGCACCGTGATCGCGACCACCACGACTGGCATCGAGACGCTCACCGTGAACGTTTGGGTGCGGCGCCGGTTGAAGCTGAACCTGCCGGCGGCGGCCGTCACCCTGCGCACGCGACTGCGCGCGTCCCGCGTGACAGACGCCAGCGCGTGCAACTCCGGCTTCGACGACATGGACCTGCGCGTCCACAAGGGGCTAGACCCTGACCTGGACCTCGACGCCGTGTTCACGAGCCCGCCGGTCACACCGATCCCGCTGTCGGTGGGCAAGTGGTCGGCGGACCAGGCGAACGTGCCCGCGCCAAACCATGCCCTCTGGAATGGCAGCGGAAACGCGGGCGCCATCATCAACGATGGGGCACCGCAGAACTATCCCGCCGCGTTGATCGATACCACGAACACCGTGCTGATGGGCGTCCCGTTCGTCGGCCCGTGGAACGGGACCACCTGCGTGCACAAGGCGTACGAGTTCCTGCGCGCGGGCAACCACGACCTCGCCGTGTTCGGCACGAACACCTTCTATCAGCGCTACGGATCGACCTTCGACTGGTCGGTCGCGGTCGTGTTCCGGGTCAACGAGTCGCCGTTCAACACCGCGTGCGGGCTCGTCGGCAAGCGGGTCGTCGGCGGCCAGGGTTGGAGCCTGAGCATCAACTCGACCGGGCAGATCGTCGCGACACTGCAGGGGACGCTGGCGACCATCACCAAGACCGGGTCTGACGTCGCCAGCGACGGCCTCCCGCACATGGTAGTGCTCATCTACAAAGCGAGCACGAACGAGCTGTTCCTGGCCAAGGACGGCGTGCTCGGGTCGGCCACGTCGACGGCCGGCATGGGCACCATCGGGTCGTCGGCGAGGTTCCGCATCGGCCGCTCCCACGCCGCGGAGGCGCCGCTGCCCGGGCAGATCTCCCGTGTGTATGGATGGTACGGCACCGCGCTCACGTCGGCCCACGTATCCGCGCTGTGGAAGGTCGGCTCGGACTCCAGCGGCAAGATGGGCTTCATCGTGCAGCAGTTCGCGGGCGCGTGCGTCGTGAAGGACCCGAGCGTGACCAACGGGATCGCGGTCGCCCGCGTTGAGGATGACTTCTTCGGCTACGCCTGGGACTCGCGCCTGGCCGTTGGGGGCGCCAGCGGGTGGGGCCTGGCCATGGGCAGGGCGGTGGTGAACCTCATCAGCCAGGACTTCGCGAACTCGGCGTGGTTCACGCAGGCGCCGGCCAGCTCGCTCATGGGCCAGCGCGACGTCGAGGGGCTCTTGCACGCGGTCCAGCTCACGGGCGACAACACCGCCGGCATCTACGACGACGTCGACCTCACGGCGACGGCCACGGTGCGCGTCACATGTTTCGCCAAGGCGATCACCGCGGGGCCCATCACCATCCGCGTCCAGCTGCTCAACACGAACGACGTGTCCAAGGGGACCGTGGACGTCGTTATCCAGAGCACGCGGTGGACGCGCGTGGACGCGGCGTTCACCGGCTGGGACGACAGCACGGCGAGCGGCCGCATACGCCTGTTGGCCAGCGCGAGCGGAGCCTCGCAGGTGGTGCTGTTCAGCTCGCCCATCGTGGTGCACCAAGGGGCGTTCTTCCCGTTGATGCTGCCGTTCCGCGGCGGTGCCGACGCGCAGTTCGCCAACGCGTACGCCCAGTTCACCGGGCCGCTTACCGCGCAGCTCAACGTCGAGGGAGAGATCAGGCTCCAGGGCATCCACGGCGAGGACGCCGCGGTGGCGGGGACGTTGGTAGAGATCGCCAACGCGGGCAACAACAACGACGCCAGGTTCCTCGGGACGGACCCCGGGCAGATCACCTTCATCCACTACGACGGAGTCGCGGGCGCCGTGACCAGCGAGATAACGCCCGCGGGCGGGTCGCTCATCCTGCCGTGGACCATCAAGGCGCGGTGGGCCCGGACGGGCGTGGTCAACGACACGGGCGCGCTGTTCGCCGGGCTGCACTACAACGCGCAGACGCCGGACTACGACCGCGTTGCTACCTGGACCCCGACGGTGACGACGGTCGGCGCGGCGACCATCGGCGCCTCGGGCGACGTCGCCCCCAACGCCATCATCACGAGGGCCAGGATCACAGCCCGAGAGCTAGGACCAGGGCTGCCATGACCAAGCCTCCGTGGAAGACTCCGCCGCACGGAGTGCCAATGGTGGTTCATCCAGAGGACGAGCTGTCCATCCCGATCATCGTTCCGGATCCGGCGATGACTCGGCCACGCACGCCGACCGACCCGCCGCGGATGACCGTCCAGGAAATGGCGCGGACCATGACACTCGATCGACAACGGATCGAGCGTGACATGGCATTGCTCGCTAAAAAGGTCGACGGCATTGGTGAACGCATCGCCGATCTCCAGCTCGCGGACAAGGAGCACACCGTCTACATCTCGACGCTGCGCGAATCGCACGGCGAGTTCGAAACACTCGCCGAGTTCCGCGAGGACATCTACACCAAGGTGATCGACATTGCCGGCAAGGATGGGATCAATGGCAAGCTCGGAGCACTGAAGGCACGGGTGGATGTAGCAGAAGCTCGGAAGTGGCAGGTGCTCATGTTCTGCCTTGGGCTACTGGTAACGGCCGGCGGTGTGGTCGCGTGGGCATCCAGCAACGTGGCCGACTTCAAAGGACGGATCAATCGCGCTGAGGATGACATTTTGGAACTCCGCCGCAACCGCCGCGGTATAATGCACGGCGCACCACAACCCGATGCCAAGGAGACGCCGTGACTACAGAGCACAAGCATGCGATCAAGATCGGGCTTTCATTTGTATTCGCGGTCGCAGCCATGCTTGGCTGTCTTGTGTTAGGTCTTCAGATATAGGAGCAAGAAATGTGGCAAGCACTCAAAGCACTACTCGCGTCTCGCAAGGTCATGATGGCCCTGATCTCCGCGGCGACGTACGCCGGTGGCAAGTTCGGGCTGAACCTCTCCACTGAGGAACTGCTCCCGATCATCGGCCCGCTGTGGGGTGCTTTGTTCGGCCTCGCTGCTGAGGACTTTGGCAAGGCCGCAGCCAAGGTGAATGCAGCAGCTGCTCCGACTCCTGCCCCGCCAGTCGCGTGACCAGCGTCGCCCTGATCGTGGCACTGGGCGTCATGGCAACGATGACGGGTGGTCTCCTGTGGGCCACCTACACCGCGATGCGCGCAACGCGGGACATGGCCACGGCCGACAATGACCGGCTGCTGGCTGAGCGTGGGCAGAAGGATGCCGAGGACGAGCGGGACGACGCCATCGCTGGGCGCGCCCAGATGGAGAAGGAACGCGATGACGCCCGGGCGTTGGCCGCCGCAGCGCAAGCGTCGCGCAACGAACTAGTTACAATGGAGACCAACCATGCGCGCGCGACTGTGCTTGCCGACCCTGTTGCTGGCGCTGTGCTGTTGGACGGCCTGCTGTCCACGCCAATCCTGCCCGCCGATGCCACCACGCCCACCGGCCCAGGTCACGGTGGCACCACGCCCACAGACATGCCTGCTGCCGGACCTGCCAGTACCAACCCAACTGGGCGCGACCCCGGCTGAGGGTGGCTACCTGGTAACGACCGCGGCGATGGCGGACCTGGCGGCTTACCTGACCGGCCTGCGCGCCTGGATCTCGTCGGCGCACGCCTGCCTACGCGTCGGGGCTGCCATCCCCCAGTAGACCCGCTATGCCCTGGGCCAGGTTGCGGGCCAGGTCTTCCGCGGCCTCCGGATCCAGCATGTCCGTGCTGCGGCCGTGGAACCTGCGGGCTGCGCCCACGGTAGCGATGGTGCGCAGCGCCGCAGCGAGCACCCGTTGGGCAATGTCGTCGTTCATGCCCGGGCCTCACATTCCATGCACTCCAGGTCAACGCCGCGCAAGGGCCAGCCTACGTCCTGCCACGCGTGGTCCTCCGGGTAGCAGGGCTGGCCGCAGAGTTCGCAGTCCGCAGCGCAGCAGGGCACCACGCCACGGTCCTCGTCCTCGCGCAGGTCCGTTCGCTCGGTGCCCGGGGTAAGGTAGCAGCGCTGGCACACCAGCACGCCATCCGGCACGGAGACGAACGCTACCGGTAGGCATGGGCCCATCACTGGGCATCCTTGACGAACAGGCAATCCCCGTGCTTGGTCACCAAGCCACTGCGCAGCAGGTTGTTCTCGATGGTCTGGTACTGCTCCAGGGTGCAGCCGCGGCTCATCAAGGCTGCATACAGGTGGCCAGCGGGTGCGCCCATGGGGCCGGCCTCCTGGATGGTTTCGTAGACGGCCTTCAGGATGGCAACGGCTGCGCGCTTTTTGTCTTCGGGTGTCATGTGGCGATCTCCTTTATTTGATGCCAGCAGCACTATAGCCACGGCCGGTTAAAAGGCAAGTGACAATCGTGCGGCCTGACGTTCCAAGGGTTTACAGAATAGGGCTTGCCTTTTAACCGGCAGGCCTTATGCTGTTACTATGAAAAACAACGTCGCCCCAACAATTCTGGTTCGCGAAGGTTCAGCCAAGGGTTACTGCTGGAAGCAGTACATGGTGGTCACCGACGAGCGCGTTGCGGTGGTCGAGATGACACCGGCGATGTTCGGCTGGAACATTGGCCGAGTCACGGTCCAAAGCGGCGACGATTGGCGTGGCCTCAACGCTGCTGCCATCGTGGCATGGAAGGCACAGTCGGATGACCGTGCCAAGCCAGCCAACGATATCACGCCAGATTTTCTTTCCAAGTTGCTGGTGATGGCACTGCCGAATGCCTGATATTCTGCAGGCTTGTAGAATAGGGCTTGCCTTTTAACCGGCCGTAGCTATACTGGTTTGCATGAGCAACTTCAACTCCACAACGCAGGCTGCTTTCCACGCCCGTATGACGCGCGGTGCACGCGCCCTGGAAGAGAACGCCACCTGGGCGGTGTACTCTGTCAAGAAGAACGGCCAGCTGTATGCCAAGCCAGGCAGTTTGCATATGACTGAAGAAGCGGCGAACGCCGAAGTGGCACGCATGTCAGCGCTTAACCCGGGGCATTCGTTCCGCGCAGTAGTGCGCTAGCTGGGCGCCCAGTCGTGGCGCTCCAGCACCTCCGCTAGAAACCTGTCGGCCAGCGCAGCCTGGGATAGCGCTGCTGGCAGGTCCCCGTGCGGTCGGTCTAGGGCTGGGGTCAGCAGCTGCAGCGCTGCGGCGCAACAGCTTTGGGCGTGGTGCAGGGCTTCCCGGTCGATGTCGTTTTCTGGGCGGCGTCCGGTCCTGCCATCGGGGCGCCTGGGGCGTGGGGCTCTGGGCATTCCGAGCAAAGCCTAGCCCACCTGCGGGCTAGGTGGTCCCGGTTTCCACTGGCGCACCAGGTCTAGCCGGCGCGTGGCATCGGCCAGTTCCTTGGCCATCTCTGGCCGGGCCTCGTGCCCTGCCGGAATGGTTTCCAGCAGCACCCCCAACCGGGTGACCTCGCGATCCAGCGCGGTGCCTGCCAGGGACTTGATCACCAGCCAATCCAGCGTCGCTTCCAGTTGCTGCTGCAGGTCACTCATGGTTCCACCTCGTAGTCTTCTGCTGTGATGTCTTCCACATTGGGCTTCCAATCCCACCACCAGGTGGGCTCCGTGCGCGGATGTTCGCGGAGGGCGTTGCCTTCCACGCGCACCAGGTTCCGCGGCCAGCTCGGCCGGCGAAATGGTTTCCCCGTCTGCATCGCCTGGGCTAGCGTCATGGTCTGCACCCGTGGCAGCGCAATCGGCCATCACCCAGGGCGTTGCTAGCTATGAACATGGCATGCGTCTCATTTGGATCAAGCTCACTGCGCGTCAGGCAGTCAGCCCACCAGTGGATGAGGACGGTAGGTAGAATCACGGTGGGTCCTTTCCAGTGACGGTAGGCGCCGAGCGTTTTACTGCGGCGCTCTTCGTCTGTCATCTTGTATTTCAAAATGGTTCTTCCTGTCTGCGGCCTTGGAGCTCTAGGTTGGGCCACCGGTAAGGTCCACCAAATTTGGCGTCCCAGTGGGCTCTGCATTCTTCCAGAGACGGCAAGACTAGATAGGCAGCTACGCCGTGAGCGACACTACCGTTTGCGTGCAAAACGGTTGGGCGTCGGTCCCACTGGGTGCCAGGAACCACATGATTGACAAAGTCCCAAAGCATGGTCAATGATGCGCGCTTCCATCCTCTGACTTGGTTGGTATAGTCCTCGCAGAGGCTGTCCCACCTGGCGGGAGCTGACCATTCCAGATGCTCTGGCAGCAGCACGCCGATGCGCAGCTTGTTGAACCACCAGTCCTCGTAGCTTTCCAGTGACAGCTGCTTCTGATCCCGCAGGGCTTCTGTCTTGGGGACGGCTCGCACGTCATATTTAGACAGGTCGTACGTCTTGAGGAAGTGCAGCAGGTTCTCGCGGCCACCATTGTCCATCGCCTCGCGGATGGCCCCGAAGTAGGTGGAGTCTTGCATGTGGTCATCCGACACGTCCAGCACGAAATACCTGCGCTCCTTCAGTTCGGCTGGGACTACCCAGTTGCTGTTCGAAGCCATGATGATGTGAACGTAGTTAGCGGATGCTTCCGCGTCCACGCCCTTGCTCTCGATCATGAACATCTCTTCTGTCACTAGGGCCTTCAGTAGGGACTCATGCTTCTTGTCGCCGGCGTAGAAGGCTTCGTCCGCGAAGAGGACCACGCAGTCCCGCAGATGCGCGTTGAAGCTACCGACGAGATGCTTGGTGTCGCTGATCTGCAGGAAGTGCCTGCCCCACAGCTTGCCGTATTCGCGGGCCAGCATCCCCTTGCCCGTGCCCGGGGCGCCGCGCATCACCACCGCCACCTCTCCAGGAGTGGCTGGATTCTGCACCGCCCGGGCCATCCAACCCAGAAGATAGTCGTAGTACTCGTCAACGTTCTGGCATACGTTCTCGCGCACATGCCGGAGGAGCAGCTCGTGCTTCGTCCCTGGCCGGGCCTCGCAGCTGAATCCCCTCCACAGGTTGTAGGCGTTCACCGCCTCGCGCTCCGGGTTGAATACGATGGTCTCGTACTGCCGGCGCTGCGGGTGTGTCAGCCACCAGATGCCAAGCTTCTGCTCGATGGGTTCGCCTTTCTTGGTGGTGCCAATCTGGACATCTTGGTTGCAGTAACGATTCCTGAAGTCTTCGAAAGACTGCTTCGTCAGGATAGTCCGCTCCATTGCAGGACGCTCAATCTCCTCGATGACGCGGCACTTGCCTCCCATGTTCAAGATGACGGCATGCTTCTCGTTCAGCTTGCGCAGCCACGGATCAATCGCCTCCTCTCTGGCGCGCTCAATTTGCCGTAGCGCGTACCGTTCCATCCCGGCTCTTGCACCGCGGACCGACTCGCTGATGCGATAGTCTGGATCGGTGATGACCGAGTAGATCACCTCGTCGCTGCAGTCGGCTCGGACTAGCCCGCAACAGGCGGCGAACAGGGCTTCGCTGCGGCTGGGGTACTTGTTGGGCTCGTCCGGGTCGCGTCCTTCGATGAGCAGCACCTTTAGCTTCCCGCTCACGCCCTCGGGCAATTCCTCCGGCGCGTAGCGGCGCAGATTGCCCGGCACCTGTACCCGCGGCGCCTGGCCCAGGCTGGGCACATCCGTCCGCTGGACAGCTGCAGCCGCCGTAAACAGGTTGAGCGCGTAGCTGGCGGCTAGCGCGCCAAGCACCCGGGCCAAGGCAGGGACCCGGCCCTTGCGCCGCTTGCGGGCATCCGGCCAATTGATGGTTCCGGGGAGGCGGAGGATCCGGTCGACGTTGTGGCAGTTGTCCCCGACGAAGATGATCTCCAGCTGCAGGTTGAACCGCGCCGCGTACTCGGCAGCCTCCAGGCTGCCATTGATCTCGATCGGTTCCTCCAGCCGCCAGATGGCATTGCAACCACCGCCGCTGTAGATCACGGCACTGGGCAATGGGACACCACCCGGAGGATTGGCCAGCAATGCTTGTATCCTAGCCTGCTCCTTGGCCAGATCCTCGCCGGCCCGCGGGTCGATGTCCACGTGGAGGAAGTGGACAGCGGCCAGGTCCGCGCGCTCGGCCTTCTTTGTCAGGTCCCGCATGGGCCGGTTCAGGTGGTAGTAGAGGTTCCTGTCCCGGCCGTGGTTGGCCAGCCAGGTGAACATCTCCGCCTCCGTTTCGGGCCGGAACGTCGCCGTCTCGATGCCGCGACGGTCGGGCTCTATCGCCGTCAACACCCATGGGCCAGCGGGGTACAGCCAGCGGAGCCAGTCGCGGCTCGCTGCATAGTTGGGGACCAGCGCCGTCACTGCCTGTCCCAGTAGTCCTGCAATGTAATCACTGGGGCTTCGCCCCGTTCCATTTGGGTGAGCCACCACCGGCTCACCTTGGCCTTTCTAGCCAATTGGGCACGGCTAAATCCGGCCCGCTTGCGCAGCAACCATAGATGCTCGTGCTGCAGTAGATCGGTCACACGCTCAGCCAGGGTCAGGCAGGGCTTGTTGAGTTCGCGTGCACCCGCTTCCGTTGTGCGGTATCGGCCGCGTCCCATCTCCAGCTTCGCTGCCATCTGGTGCTGAGTAAGGCCCAGCCGGCGACGATAGATGCGGAGCTTTTCCACAGGAGTGGGGACTAATTGTTTTTTGCTCATGGATACCAACCGGCGCTGTAGTCTTGGATATTTCTGATGCCTTCAAGGAGGAGCTTTGGCTCCCAGCGAGTGGACAAGTTTACTATGGTTGCTTCCAAAACGGTTGCCTTTTTAGCATTGCCAAGATGGTCCGCAGCCCATGGCCCAGGCAGCAGGAGCCACTCCTTGCCCACGCGCAGCAACACGGTAACGCTGCCGGGCCCGGCCGCACAGCACCACCGGCGTATCCATAGCCTTTGCTCCGGGCGGAAGTGCGGCACACGCAGCGGCGTCTCCGCCCGAGCGGGCCACCGCGATATCTGTTTCAGTTCGATCCAACCAAGTACGTGGGCCACGTCTGGCGTGCCCGGGCACGCCACGTTCTCCACGGCGATGGCGCCCAGCGGGCGGAGCGCAGCCACCACGCGGCCACGCATGTTGCTCTCACTCCCCAAGGAGATCCTCCGGATCCAGGTAACTTCCATAGATCTCCGCCTCGTGGAACATCTCGATGGCGTGCTGGGCGTCAGCTAGCCATGGCTCCACGTTGGCCGGGGAGGGGCACATCACATGTCGGACACCGCTCTGGATGATGAGCTTGGCGCAGTCGCTACAAGGATGCTTGGTAGAGTAGAGCGTCGAACCGTCCAGCGGCAGCCGCGCATTGAGCACAGCATTGGCTTCCGCATGGACGATGAGCTTGTACTTCTTGGGCTTGTCCAGATAGCGGTCCTTGTTGTCTTCGACGCCACGCGGGAACCCGTTGTAGCCGGTGCTGAGGATGCGCCGCTGGTGATTGATGATC